AGCGCATGGCACTCAACAAAGAATTTAGACCTACCAAATGGATGGCGAAAGACGTTTGGGTTAGGGGAATCGTTGACATCGGCGTCATCGGTTCAGAAACAGCGTACCTATTAGATTGGAAAACAGGCAAACGTAAACCCGACAACGACCAGTTGAAGTTGTTTGCGATTATGGCGTTCACCCACTTCCCGTGGGTCGACGAAGTCGTAACTGGTTTTATTTGGTTGAAAGAGGGCAAGTTTGACAAAGCACGATTTAATAGAGAAGAACTTACTGAGTTATGGAATGAGTTTCTCCCCCGTGTTAAACGCTTAGAAGTAGCGTACGAGGAGGACAAATGGATTCCAAAACCGTCGGGACTATGTAAGAACTGGTGTCCTGTCGGTAAGACCTTATGCGAATTTTGTGGAGTTTAACCAATGGGAATGACTCCCGAGGGCAAGGTCAAGAGTAAGATAAAGGATTATCTTAAAGGACTAGGCGCGTGGTACTACATGCCCGTCAGTAACGGTATGGGTCGCGTTGGTTGTCCGGATATACTTGTTTGCTATCAAGGATTGTTTTTAGCATTTGAAGTTAAAGCACCCGGTAAACGAGGAAACACGACGCCGAACCAAGATAGAGAGATAGAATGGATTAACAAGTCCAAAGGTCTTGCTATCGTCGTCGACGACGTCGAACAAGTTAAGGAGGCAATACATGCACACAAAATCGTCTAAGAAAGAGTTGGAAACCAAAGCGAAGTACAACAAACGAAAAGACGTTCAAGACAAGCGTGTCGCGCAGAACAGGGCGAGACGCCACGCAGAAGCAAAAGGCAAAGCAAAGAAAGGTGACGGTAAAGACGTTCACCATGTCAAACCTTTAGGCAAAGGCGGCAGTAAGAAAGACTCAAACACGAAAGTGGTTAGTCGTAAAACGAATCGCGGGTGGCGTAAAAAGAACCCGGAGATGTACGGCAAAGCAAAGTAAATTATGAGTAAAGCAAACGACAGGCAGACCGGCGGTAGTCACTACCATACCAAGATTCAGCCTTGGGACTATATCATCTCAAACAATCTCGGTTGGTGTGAGGGCAACATCGTCAAGTACGTAAGCCGGTGGAAGAACAAGAACGGTTTGGAGGACTTGCACAAAGCCAAACACTATTTAGAAAAACTAATCGAGGTAGCACAAAATGATGGTATGGGAAAAAAAGAGGGCGTTGATTCTTAAATCAAAAGACCCGGAAAAAATACTAAGCGTTATCCCGTCAGCAAAACAATTTTCCGTAAAAGGAAAACCTCTTATAGCGATACCCCACAAGCTAGAAGAAACAAAAGTTTTGCGTAACTTGGGATACGAAGCACCGGCACCAATAAGACATTATTACGATTGGCCCGGAAGATTCGCCCCATTTGAGGCGCAAAAAGAAGCGGCGGCGTTCTTATCTATGTACGGTAGAGCGTTCAATCTCAGCGAGTTGGGTACAGGAAAATCGTTGGCGTCGCTCTGGGCCTATGACTATCTACGGTCGATAGGTAAAGCCAATAAAGCCTTAATAGTTTCTCCGCTTTCCACACTAGAGAGAACTTGGGCAGACGAAGTGTTCCACCATTTCCCACACCTCACGTACGCAGTTTTACACGGCACCCGCAAGAAACGAATCGACTTACTCCACCAAGATGTTGACATATACATCGTCAACCACGACGGCGTTCAGATTATTGAGCCGGAGATTCGCCATCGACGAGACATAGACCTAGTCATCATAGACGAGGTAGCGCAAGCAGTACGCAACGCCGGAACCGACCGTTGGAAAGCAATTAACGCAGTCGTTAACAAGCACGGCAAACCTAGAAAGTGTTGGGGTATGACAGGTACGCCTACTCCAAACGCGCCAACAGATGCGTGGGCGCAATGCAAGATGCTTGTACCGGATAAAGTACCACCGTACTTCAACAGATTTAAGCAACAAGTGATGAAGCAGTTATCTCAATTCACTTGGGTTCCTAGACAGGAAGCAACCGATATTGTCCATAACATCATGCAACCGGCAGTGAGGTTTACACGTGACGAATGTGTCGACTTACCACCCCTTATGTACGAAACACGTGAAGTACCGCAAAGCAAGGAACAGAACAAAGCGTACAAAGAAATGGTTGCCAAGCTACGAACAGAAGCAGAAAACGGAGAAATCACCGCCGTTAACGAAGCGGTCAAGATGTCGAAGTTAGTGCAGATTGCATGCGGAGTCATTTACGACAACGACGGCAACGAAGCGCGACTCCCTGCTAAAGGTCGTGTGCAAGAAGTTATAGACATAGTTAACAACTCCGAGGGCAAAGTCATCGTGTTCGTACCGTTCGTGTCGTCAGTACACATGGTCGCCGAAGAACTTAGTCAACACTTTAGCGTGGAAATAATACACGGGGGCGTTAACAAAAACGAACGCGACCGAATATTCGGTTCGTTCCAAAAAACGAAAGACCCACGGGTTCTAGTCGCTCAACCGGCGGCGATGTCCCACGGTCTTACTTTGACCGCCGCAAGCACAATCGTTTGGTACTCATGCGTCACATCGAACGAGACCTTTGAGCAAGCGAACGGGCGAATCAATCGCCCCGGTCAGAAGATGAATAACTTTATCATTATGTTGGAGGGTACACCCGTCGAAAAGAGAATCTACTCGCGCCTAAAAAGTAAGCAAAAACTGCAAGGTGCATTGCTTGACGAGATAAAAGCAACGCGAGAGGATGTCATTGCTTGACAATGAACGCAATGTAGCGTAATATTCGCTAGATGGTCTTATTTGAAGGGGTATAAACTTATATGAACTTATTGAAACCCGAAGAGGTAGCAGAAAAACTTGGCATCACGAAAGCGGCATTGCCCGCTCTAAGGCGTCGAGAGGACAGTTTTCCTCCTCCCATAAGAGTCTCGCAGAAAGTCTTACGGTGGGATGAGGCAGACATTCACAAATGGTTAAACAGCAAAAAGGAGAGAGTAACAGATGAGAGTACAGGAACTTGAAGATGTACGACTGTTAGAGTTGTACATTGGCCTGCGCGATAGACGTAGTCGACGAAAAGCAGATTACGAAGTCGAGGACGCAGGTGACAAGGACAAGCAGGAACGAATCGAGGTAGAGTTTCTGCGACGTTTCAACGACAGAGGTATCGACAACGTGTCGGCACGTGGAGTTGGAACCGCGTATAGGTCAACACGAGCGTCAGCAACAGTTGGAGATTGGGATGCAGTCTTAGCGCATATCCAAAGTGAGGGCGCGTGGGAGTTGCTTGAAAGGCGCGTAAGCAAGTCAGCAGTGGAGCAATTCAAAGCTGAAAACGACGATTTGCCACCCGGCGTAAACTGGTCGGAGACGCAAGTCATTAACTTTAGAAGAAAGTAGAGGTAATAATATGAGCGATATGGTAGCAATCAAATCATCAAAGCTCCCTGCACACTTACAAGGCAAGGCGAAAACTACTAACGTCTTTGCGGCGGCAGTAAGCGCGGGAGGGTTCCCTGTTGTATCAATTAAAGGCAAGGTGTTCCACATTCAACGTGGAGACGAGCGTACCTTGTTAACTAAACCCGATGGAGACGGAGAACCGGCGTCATCACTAGAATGCGTCATTCTTTCGGCGAACCCTAACAAGTCCAAAGTATTTTACGAGGGCGGTTACGAAGAGGGTTCAGTCTCTAAACCAACCTGTTATTCGAACGACGGTCTAGCACCGGCGACGGATGCAGAAGCACCACAGGCGAAGAAATGTGCGGTATGCCCACATAACCAATGGGGTTCGCGTATTACTGAGAGTGGTGGTAAAGGTAAGGCTTGTTCAGATTCAATGCGTATCTGTATCACCCCTGCCGGAATGTTGAACGACCCGATGCTTCTACGTGTCCCTGCGGCAACGCTAAAGACACTTGGTCAGTACGGTAGTCAGCTTGCTAAACGAGGTGTAGACCCACACCACGTCGTGACCCGAATCGGTTTCGACTACTCTGTGGCGCACCCTGCATTAACATTCAAGGCGATGCGTTTCGTCGACGAAGAAGAGTTGCAGATGATTGGTGAGACTCAGCACGACGAGGCAGAGATGATTGGCATGATTACCGGTGTGGCAGAGGGAAGCGCACCTACGGTAGAACACATTGCTGATTCAACGCCAAAAGCAGAAGCTAAGAAACCTGTTGAAGAACCCGAAGAAGAAGTAGTTGAAGAGGCTCCCGCCCCTGCACCGAAAGCTAAGAAACCCGAAACGAAGAAGGTCGAAGATTACGACGACATTGACAACGCTTTGGACAACTTAGATTTTGATGACTAAGCAGTAATTATTCACGGTAACGCCGGGGCTAGTCCCCGGCTTATCGTCTGCACAGGTGGGAACATGGGGACAAAACAATTTTTAGAACTGATATTGCCGGAGGAGGGAAACAAAATCCTCGCTCTAGCAATACCCGCTCAACACGGCGGGGTC